CCGCGGTGCACGCCGTGGTCACCCCGGACGCTGCCACGTGGGTCACGATCCCCGTGGGCGCGCCGCCCGGTGTGGACCGCTACTGGCTCACGATCGAGCCGGCCGCCGCCGCGTACCAGATCCGGTGGGGGAACGAGGCCGTGGGCCTGACCGTCGCGGCAGGCGTGCGGTTCGAGTTGCCGTACTCGATCGTGTCGACCGCGCCCGCGCAGGTGCTTACGCCGAGCGGTGCGACGACCCTGCACGCGCTCACCGCCTGGCCCGCGATCAGCTAGCGCGCCGCCCGCGCGTCAGCCTGACGCCCGGATGACGCCGCGTGCAGGTGCGTGGCAGCGAAGAAGGCGAGAAAGGTCCGCAGCAACTCCCCGGACTGGGGCGAGATCGAGCGCCTGTACGTGCAGGGGGAGATGGGCCCCGCACCCGAGGGGGGAGCGCCCGAGCGGACGTTCCCCTCGTACAGCGTGCTGGCCGCCCGGTTCGGGGTCGCATTGCGCACCGTCGCGCATCGCGGTGCATTGGATGAATGGCCGCGGAAGCGCGAGGAATTCCGCCAGTCGCTCCAGGTGCAGTTGCATCGAAACGTCATCGCGACTGCATCGAGTGCACTCGCCGATGCAACGCGGAAGGGGATCGCGGTCCGCGAGAAGCTCTGGGGCGCCATCGACGCCGCGATCGAGCGGGGGCGAGCGGAAGGGGAGTTCACCCTCGAGCCGAAGGACATCGACCAGCTCGCGGCGGCGGCGAAGAAACTGACCGAGACGCAGCGGATCGAGCTCGGGCTGCCGGAGACGCCGGGCGGGGCGAAGGGCGGAAGCGGGGCAGGGGAGGGGGCCCGTCGCGCCGTCGACGAGGCGATCATGTCGCGCGCGCTCGACGCGGTGTTCGCGGGGAACGAGACGCCGCCCGAGACGCGCAGCCGTGCGCCGGGTAGCGGCGAGGAGTAGCGCGTGGCGCGCCGTGCCGGCCCGCTGCCGGCGGACCGCGCCGCGGCGCGGGACCAGCTCGAGTACGCGATGGGCACGCCGGACGGGCGGCGGCAGCTCACGCGCATGGGCGACGGGCGCGGCCTGGCGTTCTACGCGTACTACTACCTCCAGCTCGCAACGCCCGAGTGTCACCGCCGCTGGTACCGCGCGTGCGCCCGCGCGACGCGCCTGTTGCTGCTCGCGCCGCGCTCGCACGGCAAGAGCGTGTCGACGGGGCGCGTCTACGCGGGCCGCGAGATCGTCTGCAACCGCAACATCCGCATCCTGATCATCTCGCTCACCAAGGGCGCCGCGGCGAAGACCGCGCGCCTGATCCGCCGCGACCTCGAGCGCAACCCGCGGATCCGCGAGGACTGGACGAGCGAGGAGGCGGGCGGGCCGTTCCGCGACAAGGGCCTCAGCTGGACCGACTCGTTCTTCTACGTGCGGCGCTCGCGCGACGCGCGTGACCCCACGATCGAGGCCGTGGGCGTCGGCGGCGCGATCACGGGCGGCCGGTTCGACCTGATCATTGTCGACGACCCGAGCGACGACAAGAGCGCGCGCACCGAGCGCCAGCGCCGCAAACTCGTCGAGTGGCTGTACGGCACCGTGATCGAGCTGCTCGACGACGACGGGCGTGTGCTCGTGATCGGCACGCGCAAGCACAACGCCGACGTCTACCGCACGCTGATGGACGACCCGACGTTCGAGGTCGTGAAGGACGAGGCCATCCTCGAGTGGCCCGAGATGGACAAGGTGCAGTGGGTCGAGCAGGTCGACCCGGTGACCGGGCGCAGGCGCCTGGTCGACGTGATCGTGCCGGAGGGGCAGGGGAGGGTGCTCTGGCCGCAGAAGTGGTCCATCAAGAAGCTGCTGCTGAAGTTCCGCTCGATGGGCTCGACGCTGTTCATGCGCGAGAACCAGAACGAGTGCGTCGACGACGGTACCTCGCCGTTCAAGGAGAAGTGGCTCAAGGGTGCGCGCGACTTCACGCGCGGGCTGCTCGAGTGGGGAGTGCACCCGGAGACCGGCGAGACGCACCCGAAGTGCGCCGGGCTGATTGTCTGGCAGTCGGTCGACTTCTCGCTCGTCGATGACCCCGACAAGGCCGCGGAGAAGGGCAGCGACTGGACGATCATCTGCACGTGGGGGCTCGACTGGGAGAGCGGGCGCCGGTACCTGCTGCGCATCGTGCGGCGGCAGGGGCTCACCGACCTCGAGGTGATGGCCCTGGTGCGCGCGGAGGCCGCGCTGTTCCCGCAGCGCATCGCCGTGGTCGTGGAGAACAACAGCTTCGGCAAGCTGCACGAGATGGGGCTCAAGCGCACGACGGCCCTGCCGATCTACGGGCACTACACCGACAGAAAGAAACACGACCTGTACGAAGGTGTCCCCTCCATGGCCGCGCTGTACGAGGGCGGGAAGTACGTGCTGCCGTACGCGCGCCCGGACGATCTGGGCGAGGGGGAAAGCGACCCGCGTGGGGTGATCGACGTGTTCATCGCGGAGCACCACGGGCTCGGGCGCGAGCGCCACGACGACACGGTGATGTGCGCGTGGATCGGCGACACGTGGATCCGGCGCTACGAGGCGGCGGAGGAGCGCCGGCGCAAGCAAGGTGGCGTGCGCATCACCACCGGTTGACCCTGCGGAGTGGTGGACCCCGCCGCGTGCGCTCGCGCGCGGCCCCACCGCACGCGAGGCAACACGATGGCGAAGATTCCCCCCGACTTTGGCACCGGCGGCTCCGGTCTGACCCCCGGCGGCTCGACCACCGGCCCTGACCTGGCGACCGTCGCGCGCGACATCGCCGACGACCTCGCGACGGTCAAGGGCACCGCGACAGCCGTGGCCGACGCGAACGACCTCGCGAGCGCGATCGCGCTGGTGAACGACCTCAAGGCGAAGCACAACGCCGTCGCGGGCGCGGTGCTCAAGACCACCAAGGGCTAGTGCGCCCGGCGCCGCGTTGACGCGCGGCGAGCGGCAGCATGCCCGACGACGCCCCGCCTCCCGCCGCACCCACCCCCGCGGCGCTCTCCGCACCCACCGGCCGCGTCACCGCGCTGTTCTCCGAGAGCAGCGACGGCTACTCCCCGCTGCACGCGATCCTGCGCGCGTACCGTGACTCCTCCGCCGAGGGCAAGGAGGAGGCGGACACCGCTGCGCCGAGCCGGCAGCAGGACCCGTTCCGCCCGCTGTACGCGGCGGGACAGATCCTCGAGCCGCCGTTCTCCTACGGCGCGCTGTGCCACCTGCTCGACGCGAGCGACGCGCTCCAGGCCGCGGTGAGCGCGATGGAGGTCAACATCGCCGGGTTCGGCCTGCAGTTCGTGCCCGCCGAAGGCGCGGGTGAGCCCGCCGACCGCAAGGCCGCTGAGGCGGAGGCCGCGCGCCTGTCGCGTTGGTTCCGCTACGCGAGCGCGAAGTGCTTGTCGTGGACGCAGCTCGCGCGCCACTCGCGCGTGGACTACGAGGTCTTCGGCGACGCGTACTGGGAGCTGCTCACCGATGCGAAGGGTCGCCTCGCGGGCATCGAGCACTTGCCCACGTTCTGCACGCGCAAGACGGTCGCGGACAAGGACCAGATCAAGGTCGAGCGCTGGGTGCGCGGCGAGAACGGATGGGAGAAGCGGACGTACTGGCGCCGCTTCCGGCGCTTCGTGCAGTCGGTCGGCGGCGTGATGACGTGGTTCAAGGAGTGGGGCGACCCGCGCCCGATCCGCTGGGACGACGGCCGCATCGACAAGAGCGCGAAGCCGAAGGATCTCGCGTCGGGCGTGCTCAACTTCTGCCAGTACGCACCCGACTCGCCGTACGGCAAGCCGCGGTGGCGCGGCGCCGCCGCGGACGTCGCGGGGCGCACCGCAGCCGCGGAGATCAACTCGGACACATTCGACAACAAGGGCATCCCGCCGCTGCTGATCAGCGTGACCGGCGCACTGCTGCCCGCGGGGGCCGCCGAGAAGATCCAGCAGCACTTCGCGAGCGCGCGCGGTCGCTCGAACTGGCACGTGCCGATGATCCTCGAGGTCGCGGGCGGCGGCACCACGCCGACCGACGACGGCCCGCAGCCCGCAGTGAAGGTCGACGTCAAAGACCTCACCGGCGCGATGCAGAAGGACGCGCTGTTCTCGAACTACCGCAAGGAAGCGGCGCTGAACATCGGCCTGACGTTCCGGCTTCCGCCCCTGTACATGGGATCTAGTCTCGACTACACGCGCGCGACCGCCGAGGCCGCGAAAGACGTCGGCGAGGAGCAGGTGTTCGCGCCCGAACGCGCGGAGGTCGACGAGGTGATCAACCGCGTCGTGCTTCCCGAGCTCGGTGCCGTGCTACTCGAGGTGAAGAGCAAGGGCCCGCCGCTGCTCTCCGAAGAGCTGCTCGTGCAGCTGATCAACGCGGGCGTCGCGGCCGGCACGCTCACGCCGGCGAACGTGGCGAAGCTCATCGCCCCGTTGCTGGGTATCGAGCTGTCGCGCCCCGAGGCGTGGGCGGCGATTCCGACGCGCGTGCTCGACGCGATGATGAAGACAGGGTGGGTGCCCACCGAGGGTGTCGACGGGCTCGAGAAGCAGGCCGCGCCGGCACCACCGCCCGCACCGGGCGCCACCGGCTCGACGAACGAGCCTGCGGACGGCGGGGCAGGGGAGGGGAGCGCCACCCCTGCGGACGGCACGGCCGCG